GGCTCCGGCATTTCGAATGGAAGTATTTCGTAATCTAATAAATGAGCGTTTGACTGTGCGATTTCCTCTATCCTAGCGGCGATGCCGATTGCTACATCATCTGATGAGTACTCGCTATCCACTACCATCATGGCGCTTATCTCTACTAGGTAGCGGTTCATGTTGCAAACTCACAAGATATAGCTACTCCACCTTTATCCCTTGGCCGTAACTTTAGCCAAAGTCCGCCCAGCGACTTCGGCATAGCAATCTTTTCGACTGCGAATCCTCCAAACTTGCCAAATTCTTCCTTGTAAGTTCCACTTTGCAAGTGTAATCTGTCGGTTATTTCTACAGTACCAACAGCATTAGGCATATAGCAAGTATGCGTTACAACTGTTCTTTCATGGTTGTGGCCATTAAGAACAATGTTTGCTGTTGGGAATATATTAAAGTACCGCGACCCACCAAGGGTGCCTTTGGTTACTACTCCACCCCAAACACCATGGTGAAAAGCCAAGGTAGTCATGCGTACTTTACCTTGTGAGCCGTCTGGATTTTGCTGATAGAATTTGATAAAAATAAAACCTTGATAACTCATATGCTCTACTTTAGACCCTTTTTCGCGCATTAAACGGGTTACATTGCGTAAGGGGTCTACCTCATTATGTTTCATAATGGCAGTTTCGTGGTTGCCATCACTCATCATGTAGATGTTATCTCCCCACCTGCTAAGAAAATTAGCACCTTCTTCAAATACAGTATCGAAATAAGCACCTTTTAAATGGCCAATACGAATACTTCCCTTGTCCGCTCTACGATCCTTCGAGCCCTGCATTAAACAAAAAACGTCACCAAAGAAAAGTGATGGTGCATTTTTAGCCTTAGCCTCATCCAAATGCCGAGCAAATAATTTTCGGTCACACTTGGGATTATCCAAGTGAATATCGGAAGCTAGAAAGAACTCAAACGTTTCCCCGCATTTATATGGGATGCGGAACTCTAAGACTTCAGGGCTAAGGCGTTTGGTTTCAATCATGGCTTCACCAACAGCGCCCAACCAGTACTAACGCCATCTGGCATCCAACGGCGATTGAAGCGTTCTCGGCTGTATTTAATACCAGCGCCACCGGTATTTTTGACATAGCCACCATTAACGAGATCAGCCTCACCGTTTGGATCGTTCAGAATCCAATGCTCAGCAGTAAACCCAATGACGACGCTCCAATGGCCGCCGCCACTTGGTGACTGCGCAGGCCCTTTGTGCAGCCAACCCACGGCCACGGGCCTCCCAGCACGTAACTCAAGCTCGAGCAAACCTTCGGCGCAGTTGGTCGCAAACCGGGCTTGTAAACCTAAAGAACGCAGTGTTGCAAGTTGGCTCTGGCTATCGGTCGTATCGCCAAACTTGGCACGGATGGCATTATATTCATCATCGCTCTTCACTTTGCCGTAAAACTTAGCAATCATCGCGCAACTACTGGAGAAGCATTCGCGGTAACCGGTGGGGCCGTTGTCTAGTTGGTATTCATACGGCACCTTGAGTAACACTGATGTTGCCTTTTGGCTGATGCCCCAGAGTTTTGCCTCGGCTTCACGTCTACGGCGGAGGCCAGGTTCTGCTGGTGTACCAGCATTTACGTATAGCATCAATGCCGCTGGTACGGCGTCATAGTTTGCCGCATGTAGCGCCTTCGATATTGTTTTAAAGCCTTCGCTGCCGTAGAAATGCCAACCCACGTTATAGGCAAACGAAATCAACGCATTTTGCCTATGCGCTGATAATGTTTTCCAGCCAGGTATTGTTTTTGCTAACGCCGGTACAACCTGAGTTTCTAGCATGTTATCCAGCAATCCATCAGCAGCATCGCGTGTGATGGTATCGCCGATTTTTACTGCTGCGCCATCAGGCCATCTAGTGGTGCCCCAGCCGATGGTTGGCACACCGGCAGGACAAATGTATGCTACATCACTGAAACCTTCAAACTCGCGGATTAAATTAGCGGCCTGCTGCCATGCCAATGCTGCCTTGGGTTTTGGGTCAGCCCTGAATTTGCTTAGAAATTCCTGCTGCTCATCTGGCGCTAGTAGCTCCCATGCCCAGTTCCATGCTGCCTGCTGGTGAGGCAATGGCGCGGGTCTGCTTGTGGCTTTTACGGCGGCGAGAAAATTCATGAGCGGTCGTAAGGTGCATGGATTGAAATCTCACCACCTAACACGCGACTGGCGCCTGTTTGCAACTCATCGTTGATAGGGTGTTCTATCACGATTGGTGGCGGCGGTAACGGTTGCGCCTTATGCCATTCAGCTTCAGCAGCATCCAATTTAGCTGGCAACGTCTTCTCAAACCACCATTGACGGATGGCAAATTCAAGATCACGCTCCCAGGCGGCTTTGCCGAAGCGGATCAGCCCTTTTTTACGCGCAACAGGTTAAGGATCTGGAACACCAATTGAACGACGCTATTGCTTTTGAGTGGTGACAGGCCGATCAGCTCAGATGCTGCGGCAACAACAATCCAAAAAGCTGGGTGAGATAGGAAGTCCACAAGAACTGTGGCAAACGTCACACTCAGTCTAGCCGCTACTTCACCTCTAGCTTGCTAACCCTGTTTTCCACCTGATTTAACCGGGTAAACATCTCCCTATTGGTTTGCTTTATGTCAACATGCAAAATCTCAAGAGAATTGGCAATATGCTCCACGGCGCTTGTCAACCTCACAATTGCGGCAGACGCCTCCTCATTACGACGAGAAAACCCGAACAGCCCCATTGCCGCCACTGAGATGGATGCCCCTAAAGCCGCTGCGAGAATTTCGATCACGGCTCAGGCTGACGATGCCTCTAGTCTACCTGCTCAGAATCCTGCTGTAGTGCTGCCATTGCTAAAAAGCACCACCCCATCAGTAGGAGCAGCGACAACGAGCCCAGTCCTAGCAAAGTAATCATGTCAAGGTGTACTCAACCCACTCACCGGCAGCTTCATCCCATCTGTATAGCTCGTCACCGTCAGGCATTGGCACAGGTGCTTCCCATAGGCAGGAATCTTCATTTAGCAGCCAGCTTGGATATGGCTTTTGTGAAATAAATGCATCGCGGCCTACATCGTAGGTGTAGCCAATGCCTGCGTAGTTTTTGCGATACGGTGTGCCGCCGCTGTTATGTATCCCACCAGACGTGTTGTAGCTGGTGCGTTTGCACGTTTGACCACGAAAGTTGCCGTAATGCACTTCCCAATCGGTGCTTTCTTCGCCTTCATCCTTACCAACAATCACCTCGGTGACAATATTGCTTTCATCCAAGAATGCGTAGTGTGCCATGGTGGTTACGCGAAGGATATGGTGCCGGTGCCGGCGGTAAATGTTGTCACTTTATCAGAGCTAACTGTTGCAGTGGTAAATGTAAGCCCACCGCCGGGGTTAGAAATAGTAAGTGTATTAGCGTAGCGAATAATAACAACGCCGGAGCCACCAGATCCGCCAGTATGAAGACCATAGCTCCAACCGCCACCACCGCCACCACCTGTGTTTGCGGTTCCAGCGCTACCATTGTTGACTACACCGCCAGCACCGCCACCGCCATCGCCGCCGCCGCCAGCAGGGGCAGGACTTCCATAACTGCTACCGCCACCGCCGCCACCGTAAGTAGTACTAGACCCTGTTATAGAGGACGTTGCGCCATCTCCTCCTTGGGAGAGTCCGTCGGTATTACCAGGCTCTCCAGCTCCGCCTCCGCTTCCGCCACTAAGACCTCCTCCAATACCTCCATTAAAACCTTGTGCCGGGCTAGTAGATGGTGTATCGCCTGATCCGACAGTGCCCCCTCCTCCGTATTGTGTGCCGCCGCCTGAACCGCCGTTCCCGCCTGCCGTGTTACTAAGAGGACTGGGGCCTCCTCCACCAAAGCCACCGCCTGCCGAAGTAATGAGACCAAAAACGGAACTAGATCCTTGCGTTCCAGAGCTATCAATTGGAGCCCCTGCGCCACCTGCACCAACAGTAACTGTGTAACTTGTTAGAGTACTTATTTGAGAAGAAGATTCTCTATAGCCTCCAGCACCGCCACCGCCACCGCCGCCTGAACCGCCACCGCCACCGCCTGCAATAACTAAGTAACTGGCTAAAGCAGGAGGCCAAATATTTTGACTTCGCGCTAGCAATACTTCATTTAATGTCCATACGCCAGAGGCAACATATGCAGTAGGCGTATTGATAACGCCAATAATCCCGCCGTTACTCATGCTGTAATCTCCAATGCGCTAAGCGTTACTTCCAAATCGCTCGCTACTGAGGCTGTTGCCCTGACTTTTTGTGATTGCTTCAATATGAGCTTGTTTGTAACTACCTCTAAGGATGCGTCTGCTGGCACTGCAATAGTGCTAGCTAATGTGCTTAATACTGCATTGCTGCCGTCGGTCACTGTAATTGTAATATTGGCTGCACTGGTGCCATCTACGTTGGCAACTAAACAGCTCAGCACAATTGCCCGGTCTGCTGCATTAGCAGTAGGCGCCTGGTAAATATCTGTTGCACTGGTGGTTGTCAGCTTTACGCTGGCGTTGTTAAAAGTTTCAGCCATGATTTCAGGATAGAGCGATTACAAGGCCAAGGCTTACGCCGCCGCCGCCTGCGGTAGGCGTACTCCAGCTTAGTGTACCAGCACCATCGGTTTTTAGCACCTGATTGCTTGTTCCATCCGTTGCCGGTAACGTCCACAGCACATCAGCCGCGATTGTTGCTGGTGCCTGAAAGCCAACGTAGTTCGTCCCATTTGCAGTTGCTTCACGGAATCGTGCATCAACCTGATTATCTAAAATTACATTGCCTGTTAGTGTGCCGCCTGCTAATGGCAAGTTGTTGGATGCCGTACCAGTTAAAGCCGCTGTAATTGTGCCAGCCGTAAAGTTGCCGCTTGCATCCCTGGCGACGATTGCCGATGCTGTGTTTGCGCTTGCCGCAGTAGTGGCGCTATTGCTTACCTTGCCAGCCGTTGCGATGGTGGCCAGCTTGGTATCTACAATCCCAGCGCTGGCGTTTATATCAGCGTTAAGTATTGTGCCATCTAACAACATTGTGCTAGTGACTGTACCGCTATCGCCAGTTGTTATTACAGTTCCAGTAGTTGCAGGTAACGTAATTGTCGTTGTGCCAGCAATTGCAGCCGGTTGAACAGTTACCGTGCCAGAAGTAGCGCCAGGTAATGCAACGCTGCTAATGCCAGTTAAACCTTGATTAGCGCTAGAGCGATTTAATGCTAGAGACGTAGTGCCAACAAAAGTTGTTCCGCTAAACGTGCCAGTAATCGTGCCAGCAGTAAAGTTGCCCGAAGCGTCCCTTGCGACGATCGCAGATGCGGTGTTTGCACTTGTAGCAGTAGTAGCTGAATTGGATACCTTAAGAGCCGTTGCAATAGTTGCAAGTTTGGTATCATCAATAGCAGCGCTGGCGTTTATATCAGCATTAAGTATCGTGCCATCCAACAGCATGGTGCTGGTTACGGTGCCGGTGTCGCCAGTCGTTACGACCGTGCCGGTGACATTTGGCAGTGTGATTGTCCGATCAGCCGTTGGATCTACTACCGCAATGGTTGTCTCAAAAGCGTTTGCGGTAGAACCCTCAAAGCTCAAACTACCAGCAGTACCAATCTCTAAGTTGCCTGTTACCGTACCGCCCGCAAGCGGTAGTTTTTCTGTATCTAATTCTTCAATTGCAGCTTGTACGTTACTAGAAGCAAGGCTACCAAAAGGCGTAAATGATACTTGGTTTGCAGTTACAGTTGTAAAAGTTTGTGAGATATCAATTTCTGTCCATGATGTGCCATTAGATAAAATAATATCTGGGGGGTTCAATGCTGCGTGAGGCGCATTGCCGGTAGTAACTGTACCGCCTGTACTTACTACCACATAATATCTAGAATTACCAACAGATGCCGCTGGTAAAGCCGCGCCAATAGTAAGGCCAATGGCAGTCCCCTCTGCAGTTACGGATGTAATAAGGCCCGTGCCACTACCTGTAGAAGCATTAAATGTACCAGCAAATACAATCTCACCAACGCTAATACCAATTGGTTGGTATACATTGCCGTCGTACAAGAAAAGATCTTTACTGAGCGGGTTGAAAAAGAATTGCCCAATACAGTCAGCGGTTGGCGTAGTATCTCCAATTTTGCTGATAGCGTAATTAGCTAACTTGGCACCTGTAACTGTATTAGCTGCAATACGCGCAATATCTAAACTGCCGCTTGTGATTTGTGATGCTGCAAGGTTTGGTATATCACCTGCCGATAATACCGTGCCAGCAGTTGCAATGCCTTTGCTATTTATTGTTACTTTTGTATATTGACCAGCGGCAATACCAGCTTGAGCTGCAAGCGAGATCGTGCCAGTAGATACGGCAAAATCACTACCTGCAATAACACCACCTAATGCTGCATTGGTCGCGGCAGTTACAGCTAAAATGCCATTACCGTCTACGGATAAACCTGTCCCAGGTCGTACTGCACCTCTGACGCTACTGGTGGCAATAGGTAAATCAGCGCCAGCTAAAGCAACCGTGCCAGTAATATGCCCTTGGGCGTCATAAGTAAAGCCGCTTGTTGTGCCAGCCGTGATGCTACTGGTGTGATTTAGTACGCCGCCACCTGTAACGCTAAGCCCGGTGCCGGGTGACATTACGCCGACGGTGCCAGATACTGCAATCGGCAAATCCGCTGCGGCGATGGCTGCACCAACAGTGATATGGCCTCGGGTATCAACCGTCAGCTTTGTGTACGTGCCAGCAGTCACACCGCTGGTTGCGTGTTCAAGGCTGCCAGTGCCAGCGTTACGAACAATCGGGCTGGTCGGTGCTACCAGTTGCAGATTGCTGCCACTGACTGTTATGCCGCCTGTCGCTGGTACCGTAGCTGTGTCAAATTTAGATGCTGCAACGGTGCCAGCCGATAATTGGGTGCCGCTGATGCCGCTGAAATCAACCTTTGCAGATGGTATGGACGCATTATCAATAAGTGATACTGCCTGCTGTACAAAAGCTTTTGCTGTTATTTTCTTTGTTTGACTGGCACTTAAATCTGCTATGGGTAACGGATCAGTAGCAGCTAAATCCCCACCGGCAAGGGACGTAAGCTCTGTAATCCTAAGGTCTGCCATGTTTTAGCCCTCCAAAAGGACACTGCCCGTGTTGTCCTCCAGTCTAACCCGGAATGCGTCTTCTTGAAGAAGGTATTCAGGGTCTGCCACTTGTATGCGTAGTTTGATTTCTCCTGTGGTAACAAAACTAATCGTAGAAATCATCGCTGTATCGCTATTGCAATTAATTCCTGCTTGCGTAATTATTCCATCAATTTCATGCCATATCTCGTCATTGCCTTCCTGCCCATAACCTTGACCTAAAATATATAATCTAGCCTTAAAGCCAGAACCAAATCGTTGCCTTAACAGCAAGGTGTGTAAGTACAAAGACAGTTCAGGAAACCCAGTAGGATAATTACTGGAGCTTTGATAACGATAATCAAATAAGCAAGTTAGCTGGCCGCTACCTGTGATTAAAGTGCTGTATTGATTCCTGAACTCATCACCTAAACTTGATGTATCTACAGTTTCACGATCTGTAGTAAACTCGTAAGATGTAATCTGCCCAACAGGTCTTAGCGTGTCATTTATTACCGACGCGGTAATTGGTATGTCTCTGGCTATTGTTACAAGATCTACTCTGCCTGTAGCTTCACCTGCTATTGATTGATCGAAAGTTGAATATAACATAATACCACCTATAAAATCTACGTTCACATACCAGTTGCCATCAGGGAATACGCTGCCTGCGCTCCATCCTGATGCTGCAATAAAATCTAAATTTGTCCCGTCAGTTGTTTGTAATTTTACAAAATCACCGGTAATCAAAGACCCTTCGGGAAATTCAAAACTAAATCTGTTGCTTGTTGCGGCTATATCACTAGGATTTACAACGCTTAGCAAACCTTCTGCAATGCCGCTACGAATTAGCTCAACTCTGCCTGCATTGCCTAGGTAAACAGTCATAGTGTTACGCCTGTTGGTGCGCCAGTAAATTGGAACTGGATGCTAGCCTGCATTACTTCACCAACAGCACAACTTAATTCTGCGCTGGTAATGATGCAATTGCCTTGAATGAGTTTGGAACCCCAACCAAGCTTGATAGCTAGTATGTCAGACTCACTAACTACAGCAGTTTTTACCACACGCTCTAGCAGTGAAACCGGCGCTGAATCATAATAAAACACAGTGGCACTACCGCTTATAGTTCTAAGCCCTGGGACATAGCTGCGGTCACTTTCTGTTAATACTGTGGTTTCAAGCGTATCAACTGTGCTAGATACGCTCCAGTTGCTGACCTTAGCCACCTGAGTGCCGTTATAAGTCAATGTGCCGTCTTTGCCGCTGTAATACGTCATGCGTCAAGCACCCCTGTTAATTTAATTGTAACCGACATACGGCCAGGTTTTACACTGTTGAATTGTGGCGGCTCAGCGTAGCGATACTGCAACCCAAACGGGGCTGCTGAAAATCTATTGGTGCTGCTGAGTGGTGTAATGCCTGCATCAAAACCGGGGTTGCCACTTTTGCTGGTGCTGCCCAGGCCAAACAGACCTAACGTGCCACGGCAATTAGCGTAATGGTCATGGATTAAAGCTGCATCGGCATCGCTGATATTATCAAACGATAGTGATAGTTCTGTATTAGTGCGCCTGCTGCCATATTGCACACGGCTTTCCATGCCGTTCTGTGCTGTAAACGTAGTACCTGGAAAATCGCCTGCATTTAGCGACCTTGAGGTAGGTGCAATACTAGGAAAAACCGGACCGACAAAACTCATTGCTCGTTTTGCACCTCAAATAAGCTTTCAGCTAAGTTTAGGTAGGTGATCTTGCCGCTTGGCTCTTGCGGTACATGGCTGCCAGTTATTTCTACCATCCCTTCCTCATCATAACTAATGAGTTCAGCCTTGTATACCCGTGCGCTTTGGGCGTCTGCATACACCGTAAAGACTGCGCCAGCAAATTTATTATCCGTCACATACCCATTGCCATCAATTGTCATGGTGCCTTGCTCAACTTCCAACTTCCCAGATCGCCACCAGTAAACCGTATTTGAGCCGGTTAATTCGCTGCTCGTCACAACTCGGCCATCATCTAGTACATAACCGTTTTGAAATTGATCCACATGCCTTGCCTGGCTTGCCAGTTTAAAATACGCGCCAGGCGCAAGTGCTAAGCCTTCAGGGAATGTTTTAAACGTAACCGTATGCGTTACATAACGACGCGTTTGAATTAATAGTTTGGCGAAATCAACTGCATGGTCTGCGCTAG